GTAAAATATATGGTTTTTCTTTTAGAAATTTAATACGCAATAATCCATTCCTAATGTTAAAGAAATATTCATTACTGTAGTATCATCATCCCAATTCATATCCCCAAATGATGCGTCCTTAATAAAAGCACCTTTAATAATCCATTCAGAAACTACATCTCCGACAGGACCCAATACATCAATTGTTAAATCTTTTTTATAGAAATCAGAATAACCATCTCTACCAGTAACTGATTCATGGTGTAATCTTGTCCATTCCATTACTGCTTGAGCCCCTGAAGGTGTAATAGGGTCAAATAATTCCATTGTTAAATCATTCCATCTTAATTTACCTTTTACTTTTCTATAAGTGTTTATATGATTTAATATTATTTCATCCTGCGCGAACCCCATTCCACTAACTCCCTTAATTATATACGATGGTATACCATCAACATACAATATAAATCGGTTAGCTACCTTTGGTTCAAAAGCTGTGAAAAATATTTCGTTAGGATCTAATACTGCCATTTTTTGTTATTTTATTTTGTTATAAATATTATTGTTTTTCATTTTTATGCTGGGAAAGTAGCTCCAGTTGGTAAAATGTTAAAGTCTAGGTAAATAAATTCTGCTGTTTTAGTTGGTTGTAAATAAACTGCACCAATTAATTCATTTCTATCAATTACATCTGGTGTGTTATTTGAATTATCCATTACAACTTTAAAAGCATATAAACCTTGTCTTTGTTGTACTGATTCTAAGTAAGGATTAACTTGACTTAAGAATGTATTTCTTGTAGCTGCCGTGTTTTGTTCAAATACTAATGTATCAGCGATTTGAGAAATATAATTTTTAAGTGTGATTAATAATCTTCTTACATTTACTCTATCTAAAGCACTAGCTTTAGTTTGTAATGTTTTCTGTCCAAATACTACAATTCCTTGTCCTGGGAATGTTGCTATTGGATTTACTTTTCCAGTATACAAATTATCTCTATTAGTATTAGTTAATTTTCTTTCTGCTTGATTAACTGCTCCTAATCCTCCTCTATTAATACCTGCTGGAGCAAACCATGGTTCACCTGCTCTATCATTATAAGCATAAACACCTGGTATCATTGTAGATGCTGGTACCCAAACTAATTCTCTTGAATCTGGGTCTATTACTTGTAACCAAGGCCAATATGTAGCTACATATGAAGAATCAACTGAAGCTGCTTGTCCTGTTACTTGTGTTAATGAAGCATTATAATTAACTAAATCACCCACAAATATTGCATCTCCTCTATTTTCACAATTTGATTGAATTGTTGTCCAACCATCTCCTGTAACACTATTTGCTAGTATTAAACCTGGTGAAGTAATTAAGTTATATCTAAAATCATCTCTATTAGCTAATAGGTTAATTGCTGTAGTATAATCTGATCCTACTAAACCTTGAGAATCAACATTATCAATATCTTGGTAGAATTTTGAAGGTGCACCACTTCCTGTTATATCACCTATCCCATTTCCAAATGTTCCATTACTAGCAATTGGAATAGAACCTGTAAATTCTGCTTTAGGACTTCCAGCATTATCAAAATAATTTGGAGTTTTCTTATTTACTTCTTTTACTCTTATATATCTTGAAGCATTTGGATATGATCCAGAAGTTTGTAGATAAACATCAGTTCCTGATCCTCTTACTGTTTGTACTTGATCACCAATTACTTTTGAAATATAATTAGGTGCTAAAGGATCTAATGAAATATTTGAATAAGTTTCAACTACTTGTTTTGCTGTTGCTGTATCATTACCCTGTCTAAGTAATAATGAGAATACACCTGATGAAGTACTTGGGTTTGTTATTTCCCATCTAAAATTATCAGATGTTCCGTTGGTTAATGTACCATTAGCTCCTGTAGTTCCTGCACTATTCATTATATTACCATCAGCTATTGTTTCTAACACAAAAGATTCAAAATTTACTATATCAGCAGCTGTTAAATTTATTGTTAAATCATTATCAGATGGTCCAAGATTAGCTTTAGCTACTGTTAATACATCTCCTACTGCGTATCCAGTTCCAGCACCATCAACTGTTATTGCTGTTGGTTCAACAAATAAACCTTTATCAGTTGAAGTAGTCCCAATAGTAAATTGAGGATTTGTTCCCCCCGCAACAGTTGCTCCTAAAGATTGAGATGAAAAACTTAGTACTTCACCATTAAAAAATCCTGATCCTGTTGTAAATGCTCCTGCATTATCTACAAATTGAATTGAAGTAAAAGCTGTTGCTGAAGCTACTACACATCTTGCTAAAGCACTTGTATTACCTAAACTTGAAGTTACTATTACATCATTATATGTAGCTGCAACCATATTTGCTCCTGCTGTTGTTTGTTCAGGAAATATAGCGTTAAGTGTTCCATCTAATTTTCCAGCAGAACTAGTTGTTACAACATTCAATGTTAATCCAGTTCCTCCTGCTGGTAGAACTGTTGTTGCTACAGCTGTAGAAGTAGCAGATGATCCACTAATTCCTGTTCCTAAATTCCAACTTGAAAATAAATTAGTATTTAAATTAACAACACCTGATTCTTCTGCACTTTGAATTATTGATGAAGTAGCTGGTGAAAAAGCTCCAGGTGTAACTCTAGTTACTAATAATGAAGTTCCTCCATTTTGAAAGTAATTATAAGCAGAAATCGAAGTAAAATAAGTATACTGATTTGATCCACTTAAAAAAGTAGTTCCAAAATTAGCTTGATATTCTGAATAACTAGTTACTAATTTAGGTATATTTTGTTGACCTTTTACAGCTGGTCCAATAATCGCAGCCCCAGCTTGTACTGGTTGTGATGTTATTTGTGATTGGTCGTTTTCTCTTGCTAAAACACCCGGTGATATTAATACTTCTGCCATTTTTATGTTATTTTATTTTATTATAAATATTATATTTTTTCTTAAAACTACCCAATTGGGGTAAACTTTCCAGTTTCTAAAGAAATATTTCCTTTACCATATTTTTTTTCTAATTCTTCAGCTATTTTTTGTTCTTTTTGTTGAATTTTTTCTAAATCTTTTGTATAATTTTTCTTTTTAATATTGAGATTCATCATTGCTACTTCTACATCTCCTACATTTTCTACTAAAGTTTGAAAATCTTCTCTTATCTTTTTTATATTATCAATTTCTTCTTGAGATAAAACTTTTTCTTCTGACATTACTTTTATTTTTAGATTAATA